TCGAGTATGACTACATTGCGGTCGCCTATTCCCCGACAGAAAACAACCGCCTAGTTCAGCTTAGAAATCTACAGCAGTTCTTCCCACTCCTCGTGGAGGCCCAAGACGTAAATCAGCCGGCCCTAATTAGGAAGTTGCTCGAACTTCTTCAGATGGAAGACATCTTGAAAGACAAGCAACAAATAGAGGCGGAAGCCCAACAAGCCCAGCAGGCCCAACAACAAGCTCCAGGCGGCGGGATGCCACAACCCCCTAGTGGGCAAGGCGATAATATGATGGCGGGAGGACTCCCTCCGGGAGCCGAGCCCGTAATGCCTCCTTTGCCGGGGGGCGCGGGAGCCGGTGGGGGACAAAGCCCCCTAACAGGATTCGGCGGAGCGCCTTTTGATACTTCAGGCATAGGAGGGAAGTAATGCCTACCTATAAAGGAGTCTGCCCAGAGCATGGCGAACAAAGTTATTTCCTCTCTATGCAAGGATATATGGAGAACGGTCTGAAGTGTGAGGTCTGCGGGGAAGAAGCAAGAACCGTAATTCAACCGGTTCGCACCATCGGCCCGAGCTTCGATCACCCCCTAGTTATTGATCAAATTGGAAAAACTTTTACGAGTAAATCTGAAGCCGACGCTTATTTTAAAGCCCACCCGGGCAGAGCAATCGTCGCGAAAAATGATTCGGCATTCGTTAAGCTGCGGGACTCCGCGCGGGAAAAAGCAGAGACGAAAGCCCGAAAGCAGGGGTTCCGAGATTTAGACGCGAAGAAAAGTCATATTAGGAAAGAAGAAAACATAAAGAAGCAAATAAGTGTTGGGAATGGTAAGATTCAGGTTAGTAGTACCTAAGTTGTTCTTTTCTCTGGGCAAATCCTCGAATTTGTCTTATGGTTATCATGACTATCAACTAAACTGGGAGATCCCTCATGGCGAAAGAGATGCCGTTTGAAGAAGAAGCTACGGAAGTAGAAGAAATAACAGAAGCGGAAGAGGAAGTTTCTGATGTTGACGAGGCCCTCGGAGAGGATCTCGGAGACGAGACGCTAGAAGAGAGCGGCTCTCTTGAGGAAGGCGTTCAGGGCCTTTTAGACAACTGGCAACCAACTACTCCTGAAGGTGAACAATATAAACAAGAACTCCAAGATCTCATGGGCGGCTCCGAAGAAGCCGAGATGGAAGAGTCTATGGAGTACGATGAAGGCGGCCTTGCACCGAAGGCTTTCGGATTCCAAATCGGTATGATGGGCAAAGAAGCTGCGAAGCGCGCCCTCGGCCCGAAGGAAGCATAGATAATGGAAGGTGTAGCCCCAACCGCATCTCCTGAAGTTGCCGCGCCTGCGGCAGTGGCCGAGCCTACCCCGAATACGGGGGCTGGCGCAGAGAGTGGTGACCGGACTGTCTCTGCTCCTATTACAACTGCATCAGCCCCTACGGGGGCTCCCGAAGTTACGGCCGCCGATGACGCGTGGCCCACTGTAGACTGGGATTCTTGGGATGGAGAGGTAGATTCTCTCCCTTCTCAGTATCATAATTCCGCGAAAGGAATGTCAGACTACTACAATCGTAGTTACGAAGCGAAGAACGATGAGATCCGAGATCTCAGATCAATGTACGCAGCTATGCTTTCTGGGGATGAAGATCCTCGTGTTGGCGAGTTGACCACTGCATTGGAAGAGTTGAACGCCAAGTTCGATGTCCGAAACAAAGAATATGAAGAACTCCAGCAAACCCACACCAAGACGGAAGAAAGAGCCATCTCAGACTATGTAGACCAGTTCTGGAGGGAACACTCGGCCCTCAGAGAGGATCAGGAGAAACTCGCGAAGTTCGCTCCTTTCCTACAAGAAGAGAATGATGTAGGGGGCATGTGGGATGGTCACGTTGCCGCCCAACTCATCGAACTTTCAGATGAGGCCCTCGCGGCCGCGGTTGAAGCCAAAAAAGATGGAGTCTCAGATCAATACGCTCTCAAGCTGGGTTTAGCACATGCCCGATTAGAGGAAGCGAATTCCCAACCTGTAGGGCCTTCAGAAGAAGAAATAGCGTCTATTCAGGCAAAAGCAGTTGCGGATGCGAAAGCAGAAGCAGCGAAAGCCCCCCGTCAGGGAGCGAAGATCACCAATGGTGCTGTTCGTTCCTCTAGGCCCCGAGCGGCCAAGAAAGGGTTGGGCGATGCTAAGTCATTAGACGAAATGAGAATTCTTGCTTCCCGTCGTGCATTTTCTGTGCATGGTGGTGGCCGGAAGTAGCAAGGGGGAATGTTCCCCCGTTCCACAACCCCGTAAATAGGAAAAACACAGATGGCAATAAATCCAGATGTACTTGCAAGTGCCTTGCAAGATCTTGCTCCAGGGTACTCGGAACTATTTTCCCTTTGGCACCCTCTCATGGAGAGAGTTGTCAAGCGTGGGAACATGGATCGAGCTACTCTAAAAGGCCCCTACCGAGAGTTCGTAACTGTATCTCAAGGCCCAGGGACTGTAACCCAAGTTCTGACCGGTTCAGAAATCATTGCTGGTGGACGTACACAGTCTGCACAGCGAGGTAACTCATACGCTCCGCGTATGATCTACGCATTTGACGTACCCGGTAAGGATCTTGCAGAAGCCAACGGCGAGAATGATCTCGCTAAAATCATCAAGCGTTATCCAGAGCTTGCTCTTTCTGATTTTCACGAGCGTATCGCGAATCAGTTGGCCGCAGGTAACGGTACTGGCGTAAATGGTTTCCTTACTTTGAACGGTGACGTTCAGTACAACCCTCAAGGTACTAACCGTGATGGTGTATTCGAAGCTGCTGCTCCTGCCGCTCAGACAGGCATAGTTTTCGGACTAGATAAGGCTGCTGTTTCAGGCTGGCATAACCAGTATGGTAACATTTCATCATTCGCTACAGACGGTCGCGCTACAATGCGTCAGGTCTACTATGCTTCAAGCCGTCAAGGTTCTAAAGCAAGTGGCCCAGTTGACCTTCTTCTTGGTGATGAGCTTTCATACTTGAACTACATCGACGATCTCGATGATCAGGTTCGCGTAATGAAGATTGATGGGGACAAAGCTCCTGGTCAACTTCGTCAGGGAATTCCATTCCTTGAGGCGGATTTCTTCATGGAAGAGTCAATTGATACTGCTCAGTTCGTTGGGGCAGGATCAAACGGCGTAGTTTACATGCTGAAAACTGACACTTGGCACTCATATACTCTCGGACATGATTCAGGAATGGAAACCAAGGGCGACTTCGCCGTTCGTGGCCCAATCCGTATCCCTGAGCAGGATATGTGGCGTTATGAGTATGTACTCAACATGGGTATGTACTGTGATCAACTTCGAGCTAACGGTATGGTTACCGGTGGCGCAACCCCATAATATAGGAGACTAAAATGACTACAGTTGCAGGTATTTCGCATACCACAGTATCAACTTCACAACTAGCTCCTCTCGGTTTCGAGATGGAGGTTCCTACTGCGAATCAAGGTGTTCAAGTTTGGGTTTATATCCAAGCCGCCGCCGCGTTAGCAGTTGGTGACATCGTTGCCAGAGCAGCAGGAGCAGGGGCTTTAACCCTCGCTTCTGCCGCGATAGCACCAGTAAACACCCCTACCATCTTGGTTGCGGGCGTTGCACAGCACATAATCGCTACCAATTCTTACGGCTTCGTTATGAAGAAGGGAATAGGTGAGGTTCTTGCTGACACTGGTGGTGTTACAGCAAATAGCGGCCTTAAGGTCGGTAATATTGTTCCTGGGCGAGCAGACAATATCGCAGCGGGAGACCACGCTTTCGCGGTTACGACTGAAACAGTCGCGGCTACGGCGCTGGCCACTTGCTGGATTAGCTGCCCATAATCCACCTTTAGCCCTAGCGAGCTAATTCCGGCTCCCCTCTCTTCGTGAGGGGGGAGCCTTTTTTATAGGAGAAGACATGAATTTTGGTGAAATAAGAGACGCAATCTTCTCTCAGGCGGATTGGGCACCTACGCAATCTGCTGATGCGAAGACACGCACCAATCTTTTCATCAATCGGGCATACTTCCAGCTTGCGCAGGAAGCCCCTTTCCTCTTTTTTGAGGAGAAAGTCGGGCTCGCCACCCAAAAAGATTTTACCCCTAAGACAGCAGAAATCCGAGAAGCCACAGGAAACCCCTCTTTTCCTGCCGACACAGTTTCCGTTGAGACTACGGATCCTTGGGTACTCAAACGAGTTCTCCAAATAAGTGTAGCTGGGCAAGTGGCTTGGGACATCACAGGAGCATGGAGAGGAAGGATGCTCCTCGTCACGGATCCCACAGGAGTTTCTCACACCAGAAGAATCCGAGACATCTGGAACGTCCTAGATGCCGGAACGGGCAGTACATATCAATATATTAGTCTCTACAGGCCGTGGAATAACCTCACCGATGCGACGATGGACTGGCGGATTTACACCGAAGACTATTATCTCCCAGATGAGGTCATCGAAGTAAGCTCAATCCGCCTCGCGAAGGATAACCAGAACTGGCCGCTCGATATTATCGGACAGCTAGAAGCGGAAAAGTTTTCGCTTGCGGACTCTCCTACTCAAGTAGGGCAGGGAGTTCCCCAAAGTGCTTATCGAAGATTCCACCGACAGATAGAATCCCCAACGGGTGCCCCACTTGCCGCCATTGGAATCGTAGGACAGACTTGACAGGGCCCGGAGCCTGCGGGGCAGTTTGAGTATTGCTTCAC